GGATACCTGTCTCNACATACACATGGCTGTCACTNTTGTTGTACATCTTAAGGAATTGATCAGATGTATTGATGATGTTCTCAGGGGTGTACTTCTTAGCATTGAACCATGCATTATAGAATTCACTACGTGCACCTGCCTCTAGGAATTCATTGGCATCTTTGTATTTGTCATGCTGTACCCTATAAACTTTGTTAGGGTATAGGTTAGCTATCCTTTGTGCTACAGCATTGCCTTGATCATCATGTTCAATCGACAGTATGATCTTTTCGAATGACCCTAACCAATCTGCAGCTTTAGTCCAAAGTTTATTCGATGGTGTAGCTGATGGTAGTGACACAAATGCTGATGAATACTTAGTTGAGTTACACATTTGGTATGCTGACATAGCATCTAGTTCACCCTCAGTTATGGTGACAATCTTACCTGAACCTGCATTCCAATGGTTCATTCCGAATAGTTCATCTGACTTAAGGTTGGTAGCTCTAAATTCTTTTGGAAAAAATCTAGTCTTTACCCCACCTGAAGGGTATGGGTATTCTTGCTTCACCTCTTTACCATTGCTGTCAAGGTATGTCTTAACACCATAGAACCTCATGGTCTGTTCACTGATAGACCTGACAGTCCTGAACACAGGTGTCAATACCTCAGTAGGTACAGGTTTAATCTGTATTTGTTGTGGGTTCATATCCCATTCATCCTTTTGTTCTTGACCCATCACAGGGTATGTTTCCTCTGCCCATTCGAATTTCTTATCCCTTGTCCTAGGGTAAACTCTTTCGCAGCTATGACACCTGCCTGAACAGCTCTCGGTGTTGTAGCTGAAGGCATCTGTGCTGCCACAGTCCTCATACGGACATTCTTTATGGCTTAACCAGTTACTCATAATATGTGATCCCAATAATCTTGTGTAAACATGTCTAAAATGCACAGTATCTCCTTAGATGTCAATGACTTTAAATCTATAGTCTCTCTACTAGCATTATTGTATGCCTCTGTGATAGCAAACTCAGGTGCTCGTTCAACTACAAACTCATGGTCATCCCAGTAGCCAGAGCCATCATCCCATACCTCACCAAATACTTCGAGTTCTTGCTTGCCTCTACTTATGTATGTTACGTATTCCATTTAATTTATTTTCCCTCTTGACAGATTAAATAATGTTGTTACCCTAGGGCTTGTCCCTGACAAGGGTTCTATAGGTTACTTACTGTAAGTCTTACCACCATTAGTTAATGACATAAGATAACTATCATCATCTTCTATATCATAATCGGTAGGGTTCTTATCTAACCATACAGCATCATCTATTTCTTTGATTAATTCATTATGGTATCTATGTAATGGTTTGTCTTCATCCATTGTTTTCATCCTCTTCCCAACTCTTAACGTGAACAATACCCTTCACCTTATCTAGTGACGAACTAACATAGGCTTCTAATGTATCTCTATTGTAGCTGCAATAGGTTTGTATTAGCTTACCTTCTCTGTCATATGTTTTAACTCTATACATTTAGCAGTTCCCTTTCATCTGTATATAAATCCATGTAGTCTAAACGTTTGCTATCAACATCACCATAATCTATCTCATACTCGTACACTTTGCCATCGTCTAGCTCTATGTATAACGTACCCCATTTGTCATAGACGTGTCGTATGTCCTCGCCTGTCTTACCTTCTGGCAATTCTATCTCAGCATATGCCGCAACTGTATAACACCCTTCTAAACTTATTCTATTACTCATTGTATTAACTCCCATACTGTATTGATTGTTAAGCTAAACGTAAACATGACACCAACAAATGCAAATAGTAATACTGAATATACAAATGCTGTCATTAGTTTATCTTTACGTGCCTCTTCTCTTTTATGTTTAGTTGTATTAAAATATTTGTTACTCATTTTGCTACCCTTTCTTTAATTATAAATAAATGTCCATAGCCTTCTATTATTTCTTGTTCACTATGCATTTTGTCATCAGCATCCTCATCAAGAGGGTGAGCTATGTAAACTTCATAGCCATGTTCATAAAAACTTAAAGCTTTAGACATAGTATATGTTTGCATCTCATTATTACTTTGATTATTCATTTTATATCCTCTACATTTAGTTGTACTTCACCTTCAATTGTATCATCTACAATTAATATATCATAACGTTCGCCTGTTTCTTGATCGTAAAGACATACAAGCTCATCTGGATCGTGAAATTTTAGTGCCTCTTGAAGATGCCATATCAATTCTCTAAGTATCATTTTGCTACCCTTTCTTTAACCCAAAGTCTTTTGAGTTTATTTTTTCTACCACCCTTAGCACCTGTAACCTGTCTATTCTTTTGTTGTTGATACTGGTCACCCTCTTTATAGTTACGCATGTTAAAAACTTCACGCATTCTTTTATTCTCTTGCTTGCATACCGTTTCATGGGCAAGCCTTAATCTATCTTGTTGATCTAACATTTNANTTATTTCCCCTTCTCTAGTATACTCATTACTTCATAAGTAAGGTTATCAATTAAGTCATATACATCTTGAGGGTCATGGTATTCAAATGGTTGCCATGCGTACTCTTTAATGTATTCCATTTGTGCTTCATCATCTAATTCAAAGAAGTCATCTTCTAAATGTACTGCCAAGAAGTGTCCTGACAGCCTAATGAATAGTTTATTGTATTGTTCTTCTCTTAAAGATTTATTCATCTTCCTGTATCCTATCTCTTAATTCATTTGACAAAGTTTTGCATAGCTCTGCGATCCTGTAGAGTTCTTTCTCAATGTCAGCTTGCGTTTCAAAATTACATGAAACAATTTCTAAGCATGAAATTTCTATGTCAGTTAAGTTTAGTATTATATCTTTATCAATCATTTTGTTTCTCTTTCTGTTTAGGTTTTAGTATTATTTAGTGACACCAATAAAAGATACCACCAATAATATTAAATCCTTTTCATGTAAAATTCTATTCCAACGTTATCATTGGCAATCTTTTTAAATATTCTTTTAGCACCATTGCACGTAGGATATACACAAGCTTTTGTAAGATATGATTGCCAACGTTTAGCACGTCTATTCCAATAATGAGTAGTAGGGTAAAAACCTAAACTAAAATCCTTAGTAGCTATATAATAATTATATTTATTCATTTGTTTACCTCCTTTATAAACGCACTAGCTTCAACAATGGTTACAGCTTCAACAATAAACAAAGCTTGTTCCACATTAATCAAATNATCTAAGTTTGTTAGCTTATAATCATCTNCATCTAAGCTAGTGTTTAAACCTCTAGTGCAATANACNTCNNAACCATTTTTGAAAGCTTTTACAGCTACGCTTTTATCATAAAATTGTAATTCATTGCGCTGTTTATTATACCAAATTTTGCTTTTCATTTTGTTTAATCCTTTTCTAAGTTTAGTATTTCTTTACCATCTCAACAATAGTATCCACACCATTGTCTAGCGTATAACATAACCTACAATCCTTACACTTTTGACCAGTACAATTTTGCAATTCTTTATGTTCATGTTCTAGCACATTGTTAAAAGTTCTATCAAAATGCTTAGGCGGTTTTGTCATAACAGTACCAACCTTTTGATTTGAGTAAACAAGAATAAAGTTTTTAGGTTTTTCCCTAGTCTTAAAGTATTTGACAATTAAATCGTTTCGCTTTGTCCACAATGCAAAGTTACAATGCGGGTTTTTCTTTGCAATCCTTACTAAGTTTTCTAAATGTGTAAGGTTAATTAGTTCTCCGTGTGCGTTAAATCTAAAGAATGCATCTAGAATTGTAGGTAACAAATCCATATCAAAAACTCTATTAGCTAACGCTTCACTATTTCTTTGTAATGATGGTTGCATGTTCTTGCGGTAGCTTTTCAACATTGTATGTGAATAGCAAACTGTGCAAATGTTATCTTTGCGAGTAGATGCATTTTGTTTAATGCAATATTCGTTTGTCATAGTGTTAGTACTGATAGCTTTAAAACCATCTAGTTTGCCTGTCATCTTAGATATATGAACTAATGGAAAGTTTGACATATCATTTTCTCTTTCTGTTTAAGTTATAAAGTTAATTCTACAATTGACACCAAATGATTGATGCCAATGTTAAAGTTAACTTAAGTATTCTTGCACGTCTTTCTTTAGTTCGTCTAGTCTTGTCATGGAATATTCTTTACTGTCGAATTTGTCCCAACCATTACCAATATCAAAATAAACTTCAATGTCTTCATGTATTCCTGTTGTATCATTGACAGGGTTATCATTATAATTGACAAATATTTCAACAAACTTACCATTGTATTCATCACTTATTAACCTTGGCAATTCATCCATGCTATCGGTTGCGTCTATAATATCATAGTCTTTTAATTCTTGGGCTATCTTTGTGACAAGTAAAGTATTGTCAAAATCTGGAAAGTATTTGTTTAGCTTTGTTAAATCCATTTGGTTAAATCCTTTATGTTTTTAAGTAATGACACAAAGATAAACCTAGTAAATTAAATATGTCAATAGGTAAAATGAAATAAATATAAAGATTATTTAATGACAAATAAAAGAATATAGAATGGTGTTATAATATAACCGTATAAACCGAACGTGTCCTAATGGATTAAACATTATATTTGTCATGGATAACAAAGGGATAGAACAAAGGTATATTGCTTGGTGTATTTCCCTTATGATAAATCTTATAGCATTGATGCATTTATGTCACAGTGTAATGGATTTGCCACAGTATAAACAAAAAGTTTAGGGGTAGGGCTTGACAAAGGGTAAAAGCTA